CACTACTATCCCGTTTTGGAAGCAGCCCGTAAGGATGCGGAAAATTATACTATTAACAACAAAAAATCAAAGAAAAATGAAGAAGAGTAAAGTTATGACAGTACTCGGCGCTATGGCTGCCGGTGCTTTGGGTTTGGTATCATCACCATCGGGTCAGCAGTTGGCTGAACAGTCTATGCAGCAGGTCAAAGGCCAGCAAGTCACACAACAGGCTCCGCAGCGTTACCTCAATCAGCAGGGCCAGCAGGCACAGCGTGCCAATCCTGGTCAGACGGTGCAGCAATATCTTCAGAATCCCACCATCCCTGGTGGCGGTGGTCTGCGTATCGCCGGTAACTACGGCATGTCGCCCAAGGAATATGGCGAGTACCTGATGCGCACAGGTAAGGATAAGCAGAATAAGCGCAAACGTAAGCATATTGCCAAAGGTATTGCGTAATGTCGAAGCCCTCAGAGAAATACTTTGATAAGGTCGAACGTTGGCTGTTAGGTGGCATCTCCATTGAAAAAATGGTGATGTCGCCCGACCAGCGTTTTCGTGCCATGCTCGCCTATGAGGTCTATCAGCGATGGCTCCAGGATAAGCAGCTCCGTGCCTCTGATGTGCTCCGTAACATTGCGGCCCGTGAGTACCCTATCCTACTCCGTCGTGCTGCCGAGGGTGATGCGAAGGCCCAGGAGTATGTTGATGCCATGAATGTGCGCCCTGGCATTCCGCGTACACCGACCGAGATATCTAACGACCTCGCACTCTTCAATCATATCATCGGACGCTTTGAGGTGCCGATGGATAATATCGAACGTGCGAAGGTGCAGGATGCCTCAGACTGGCTCATCCGCGAGGGCATGAAGATGGGCGACCCGCGTAGCGTGAAGTCCGGTGCTGACCTGAAGATGGATCTCTATAACGGCTTCAAGGAAAAGGATGATGCGGAGGAGCAGATGCCTGACTCGGATATTGTACTGACGCATGATGTCTCTGTGGTGAAACGTGACCGTGTGAACTACACCGACGAAGAGCGTAAGAAACTGGCCCGTCGCTATGGTCTGACAGACAAACAGGTGATTGACATGATTCAGAACAGCGACGGCACCTGGGAAATGCCCGACGAAGAGGGCGACAAAGAACCTGAAAAGGATGTGTTTGACGAAGATCCATTGCCATGAGGAAGGTCTATTTAAATTATAAGCAATACCTTATATATTTAATGAACGTGCGCGACGGACGCTTACTTGGTGCCCGTCGTTTCGGTAAGACTGATGGCACGTTAGGCCCTCGCATCTATCGGGTGTCGAAGTCCATGCCCCGTGCTACGAACATTTGGCTTGGTAACTCGCGCAAGCAGCTATATACCCGTACCGTGCCAGGTACGATAGCAGCTATTGAGCGTTTCTTCGGACTGAAGGAGGGCCGTCATTTCGGATGGGGAAAACCGCCTCGCTGGGTGAAGTCGCCGATCATCAAGCCTAAGACCTGGGATAACTGTATTTGGTTTGCCAATGGTACGCTTTGGCAACTCATTTCACTCGCCGTCACCGGATCTGCCAACTCTATCACGGCTAACTCCATTGTGGCTGATGAGTGTAAATTCATGTCGAAGTCGAAACTCGATGGTGAGGTTATGCCTGCCCTGTCGGGTATCGTTGACCCTTACGGCAATCTGGGCTACACCGAGGATAACCCGATGTTCAAAAGCACCTTCTTTGCTTCTGATGCCTCGCTGACCAGCAAGGGCAACTGGCTCGAAAAGGAGGAGGATAAGCTCGACGCACATCCTGACACAGGCCCGTTGGTGGATAAGACCTATCGCGAAATCCAGGAGGAATTGCAGGCGTATGCCGAGCGTGTTATCTACTACAACGATCTGATGGATGCAGCCGAGAAAGATAAGTGTGTGCCTATCGTACAGCGTCCGGAGGATATAGAGGCTATCCGCATCAAGGCCGAAGCCATGATGAACCACGAAGGCCCGTTTAAGATCCTGCCTAACTACGGCAAGCGCATTAACAAAGCGATGCTCGACATGGCCGTAAACTACAAACTCATCACGCCTGAAGAAGCGGAATTGATTTTCTGTCATAAGTATCTCATTACCCCAGAACAGGACTTCGACATGCAGATGATTTACCAGTCGAAGCCGTATGCCAAAAAGATCCGTGAGTTACAGTGTAATGCCTTTGCCTTCTGGCGTGTCTCTACCTTAGACAATCTCGATATTGTTGGCGAGTCGTACATAGCTCGCATGGCGCGTGACCTGCCGCCGGTCGTCTTTGCCATATCTATTCTGAATAAGAAGGTGGCTAAGAGCAACGACGGTTTTTATTCAAACCTCGACATCGAGAATATTCACGGCTATATTCCTGATGATTGTCCGGCTATCGACAACTCGTTTACCAAGCGCATGGCGACGGGCATCGTGGGTGGTACGATGGAGCAAGAGGAATACGAGACACCTAACTTTGGCGACCTTCAGACCATCAAGGATTGTACGCTCGATGGCGACGTAGTGGATGCAGCCCCTCTTTATATCAGCATGGACTACAACGCTAATATTAACTGGGTCGTAACCGGACAGCTCTATAAGCGCGACAATCAGGAATGCCTCAATGTGCTTTCCTCTATGTATGTCAAACATGAGCGCAAACTGCGTGAATTGATGGCCGACTGGAACCACTACTATAAGCCTAAGATGTCGAAGTGTAAGGAGGTGGTGTATTTTTATGATGCTACGGCAAAGTTCAAAGGCTATGCCATCGAAGGCATGGAGGACTTTAAGGATGTGGTGATTAACGAGCTGACCCGTTACGGTTGGAATGTACGACCTGTGGATATGGGCTCGCCGTTGGGCCATGAGAAGAAGTATGCCGATATTAATGAGTCGCTGGCTGGTGTGAGTTATCCTGCCATTCGTATCAACCGCGAGAATAACGAGGCGCTGATTGTAGCCATGCAGACAGCAGAGGTGGAAATCGGCTATAAGGGTTTCCGCAAACGTAAGAGTGGTGAGAAGTTGAGTGAGGACGCTGACGATGCAGTACGACTGGAATACCGCACTGATGGCACCGATGCTTTCGACTCGCTTTATATCGGCTGCCGCTATCATCTTACGGCCATGTCGGGTATGTGTTTGCCTATTCCTGGTTAATTATTTCCGTACCCCGATAATCAGTTTGTCACGTAGTCGAAGAAGGCATTTGCTAACTTTGCTTGCAGAAATTTTAAAACGGAAAGATATGACAAGTCTTGATTTCTCTTACGATTATCCCAGCTTCGTCTCGACCGCGTTCGAAGGCGACAGCAAAGTGAGTATGGCCTTCGACCGTGAGGCCCTGAATTTGGTTCATGTAGATACCCGTGCGGATGAGAACGATGTTTGGCGCAAACTGCGTTCCTTCACCATTGGTACTAAGAACGAGTTTTCTCTGACTGGCTCTGCCAGTGGTCAGCAGTATCGCTTACGTTGTGATGCGCGTCCCGTAACATGTGAAGTGGAGCCTATCAAGAGTAGCGGTGGCGGTGGTGGTTCTGACATCACACCAGGCGTACCCATTCCAAAGGACACCGTGAATAGCGACTCCATTCAGGATGGTAGTATTAAGCGCGAAGATCTCTCTGAGGAAGTGCTGGCTGGTCTCGACGAAATGAATAACATCGGACTGACCGAACAGGACATTGAGGATATTTTCTTCCCAGATGGTGATGCTCCCGACACAGGCGATGATGACGATGAAGGTGGTGATGATAACCAGAACCAAAACGTCGAAACGCCTGAGAATCCTGAGACACCAGAGACTCCAGAGAATCCCGAAACGCCTGAGACTCCGGAAACACCCGAAAGTCCTGAGCAACCCTAATCAAGTCTGAAACGGTGCTTGCACCATCAGAATAGTTCACATTTTTATTAACCCCAAATTTTTCAAGCATTATGGCAAAGAAAAAGTTATCTGAACTTGAGTTGATCCTCAAGAAACTTGGTTTTGTCGCCAAGAGTTACACGGATGAGCAGATCACTGCTAACGCCGTTCACATCATCGAGCAGGGCACTGCCGAGAGTGGCTACCTCAAAACTTACATCTTCGCAAAGGGTGTAACGCTGGAGTCTGAGGTTACTCAGGACAACCTGATCGGTAAGGTCAACATCCCGAAGGACTTCCTGGTAACAGCCGTGAAGCGCGTGACTGTCGAAGCCGGTACTGGTGCCCTTGAAGGCAAGTGGGTGATCGTATCTGAGAACGGTACTGCCGTTACACCTTACGAGGCTCCTTCTTCTATCAACGCTGCTGGTATCTGGGCTCTGTTCACCATCAACGTGAAGAGCGGTTCTGCAACTGACGAGTACCTGAGCGTGAACCTGAGCGAGCTCATCGACGTTTACACCGGTGGTAATGGTATCGACGTTACGAACAACGTCATCACCATCGACCTCGACGCTAACGGCGGTCTGGAGTTCACTGGTTCTACCGAGGGCGCTAAGAAGCTGGCCATCAAGATCGACAGCAGCAATGCTAACGGTCTGGCTCTGACCTCTGCTGGTCTGAAGCTCGCTCTGGCTACTCCTTCTACCGCTGGTGTCGGTGGTACTAACGGTGCTATGTCCGCTCAGGACAAGGAGAACCTGAACAAGCTGAACATCGACCTCTGCTCTGACGCTGAGATCGGTAGCTGGTTCGGTTACGCTTCTAACAGCACTATGGTTACTACCACTCTGCCTGCTGTAAGCGACGACTCCATCGAGGACGAGTAATCCGTGATGAATGACTGACGGTGGCGAGGGTGTTCCTTGTTATCCTGGCACCCTCGCCCACCGAAAGTCTTTTGCTCATAATGCAGAAAGAAAGATTGTTATTCTGAACGACTATGGCAAAGAAGAAATTAAGTCCACTTGGTCTGTTGCTGAAGAAGATGTCAGTACTGGCCGTGGCCAAGTTCGCTACTATAGTGCAGCATGTAGCACTGAGCGACCGCGTGACCCAACTGGAGGCCGACGACGGTAGTTTCATGCTGTCTGTTGACTATGATACCGGCATGCTCGTGCAGACCGGATCTGTTAATGGTACATTCGGTGTGGATTACGAGACAGGTTACTTGACCTTTACGCCCGCACCTGCAAGTGGAAACTCTTAAAATGATTATATGATATGTTAAACATCGCAAGAATCTTACAGAAAAGCAAGGGTGCCTACAGTGCTTCCCAGCAGTATGATATCCTTGATATCGTACAGCAGGGCGCGGCCCTCTATGAGTCGAAGAAACCGAATAATATCGGTCATGCGGTTACTGATACGGAATGGTGGAACCTTCACTATGACCTCTCCGAGGCCATCGCTGCCGCTACCAGTGTCAATATGCCTACGACGGAGGATCCGACGCTGATTCGTCGTATCATGTGTATTGGTACTGACGGACAGCCGCACGCCATTACGCCGCTGACACTCATTAAGTATGTAATGGAAACGCTGGTTGACTACGATGTCATCGCACGTCCGAAACCCTCTAACAGTTAGTAGCTAAGGTATGAAAAGGCTCAATAACTCCCAACCGTTGTCGGTGACGATGACCTATCGCCCCTTGACTACTGTGCTTCGCATAGAGCCATTGGGCAATCTGTCAACGACGCAGTTCTACAGCCAGGCAGCGCTGGAGTGGTTTCCGGATCATACCAAGACTCCTGTGTTCGATGAGAACGGTCATCAGACGGACGGGACATTGCGCCTGCATGCCAACTACTTCATCCAGGATGAAGATGGTCTGATTGATATGGCCGACCTCTCTCCGCAGGTGTTCTGGTATATTGATGATGCCGAAAGTGGACAGGTGACAGATACCGACCCGACGAAGGATTTCTATATCGTTGGTCGTGATCTCTACGTCCGTAAGAACTTTACTCACCTGGCAGGCGCGAAGGTCTATTGCGAGGTACGTGTTACCGACCCCCGAAACTCACAGCCGATAGTCCTCTCCGATACGTTGCAGCTCAATGCCGTACTGAAGGCGAAGGAACAGTATGCTATATCGCTCCTGTGCGATAAGACGCTGAAGCACTATCCGCTTCATGCTGCCTCGCCCATCTACGATATAGAGGCTGAATGCCGCAAGGGTGCCATTCTCTATGACGACCGCGTGGCGTGGTTCTGGGATTATTCCGACAATATGGGCCAGACATGGAAAGCCATCGATGCCTCATGCCTCTGGTATGTCAGCGGTAAGAATACCAAGAAACTGAGAGTTGACATGGATTATATCGAGTCGCTGATGGTTCGCTGTCGCATCGGTGTGACAAACGGAGCTCAGACTGCTGCTCCTGATGTCAACAATGAGGCTACGGCAAGTATCGCATGGCGATGGCCCAAGCTCAATGCACAGGTATTCTCCTATGGAGGCGACCGCATTTTTGCTGAGAATGCCAGCATGCGTTTCGGTCTGATCGTACATTGTCAGAAGCATAACGACCTGACAACAGCGGAAAAGAAGCACTGGCTTCTGACCTCATGGGTCATCCGTAAGCAGGGCAGCAGTGCTTCGCCGGTGTTCCTTAATAAGCATGACCTGGAAGTGGATGTGCCACAGTCATATCTCTTCGGTCAGAATCTCGAAAAGTTCATCCTCGACCCAAATCTGGGTATGCGGGGTGTCTATGACATCGTAGGTCTCTCTGGTGGTGATGAGATAGAACTCTCCTTCGGACAGACCTTCGCAATACGCTCTTAAAATAATTCTTTAATACATTATTTATTATGATTAAATCAAAAACCTCTCTCGCTTCTGGTGAAGGAATCTCGAAGGTTCTTACTATCACCAATCAGAACAATGTCTATGAGGCAACGCCCTCAGAAGTCATGGAGGGTGCTACTCCATCCCCCGCAGTAGGTGCCATTGCTACGCAGTACACCTTGGAGGAATCCAGCAACCCTGCTATCAATCTCTCTAATCGTGGTGCCGCTGAACTTTACCAGGCTCAGATGGGTGGCTACATGTTGTTAATCAAGAGTGGAAAGGTCTATGCCGCCAAACTCAATGGCTCAAATTGGGATCGTTTTGCCGATGGTACACCTGTTAGCAATCCCGACCTCTTCGAGTGCATGGTACGTGTGCCTGACTGTCATTTCAAGGGTCAGGGTAAGCACATGGATTTCGGTGGCCTTACTCCTATCGACGGTGGTAAGACGTTCGGATCGCCTCATTGGGTGGGTGCCTATCTGATGGGTTATCCTGCTAATGGCGCTAACGGCACGAACGACTGGCACTCTCGCCCAGGTTACAAACCCGCTCACAGTAAGACGATGCAGACCTTCTGGGATCGCGTACAGGCTAACCTTGGTTCGGAATGGGGCCTTGCTAACTACGGTTTCTTCTGTCTGATCAATGCCCTCTACCAGGCTCGCTATGGCAACCTCAATTCACAGGCAACCATCGGTGCCGGTTTCCAGCATTCTAATTGGGAGGCATGTCGTGACGTGCCTACTGGCTTGCTGAAGCATCTGGGTGATGGTTCTGGATCTGTGCTTTACAATGACTCTACCATCGGCGACCAGTACCCTGTGAAGCTCTTCGGTTTTGAGGATCTTTGGGGTAAGTTGTGGGAGTTCCGTCCTGGCATCCGCTTCTATATGGACGGTCAGACTCGTAAGGCTGTTGTCTATAACGGCAACATCGTAAGCAACACCGTAAGCAATGGTGATGCCGCTTTCGACCATGAGTTTGAATGCCTCTCTTCTGCATCTGGTGCTTACATCCGCTCTATGCAGTGTGGTGAGTTCTGGGATATGATTTGCCAAAGCGTTAGCGGTGGTAGTGCTTCGACCTACTATTGCGACGGATATTGGGCCGCTACGACAGGAGAGCTGCTGTTCGTGGGTGGTTACGCCGATAATGGCGCTCGCTGCGGGCTTTCGAGCTCGATCTCGTATGACGCTTTCTCGCACTCGCGCTCGTACGTCGGCGCTCGCCTGGCCTTCTACGGAGAACCGGAAATCGTCAGTGGAGCGGAGTTGGTGGCTTTGGCCGCGTAAGCGGACAATAGCCAGCCAACAGGCGTTATCTCGTAATGCACGGGGCTGCGTAGCAGCCTGAGCGGAATTAGGCGCGAAGCGCCCTGTGCCTTTACTTTCAAATTAAAATTATCAAGTTTCACTATTAAAAAAAAATCCAGAAGGGTAATCCGCGAGGAGCCTTTTAACGGAGAATAGATCTTTGACATGATGATGACAGCAACGAAGAAACCATGACGGTTTTCCAGAATTGCACAAAGATATGCGTGTGTGGCCTGTTGAGTGAGGTTCCTATCCTTCTACTACTCATCAGGAATAAGCATACACGAAGTATGGTAGTGATAACGTCCACCATGCGAAAGGCAATACAACGTGGAGCTGCTGAACGTGGGTGGTAACGCCAATAATGGCGCTCACTGCGGGCTTTCGAACTCGAACTCGAATAACGCTTTCTCGAACTCGAACACGAACATCGGCGCTCGCCTGAAATTCTATACATGAAAGGGAGTCGTTGTATTCCTTTTTCCAGAGCTTCGTTCCCCTTTACAAAGGACTACGTGCTGGTCAGTGTAAAGCTACGGAGCACACGTTTGCGCCTGTCTCGATGGAGGGAACATTCCCGACAGAGCGAATTAGATGGCATTGGGTATGAGCCGCAAGGCAACAAAGTCCCCTCACGCAAGTAAGCAATGCAGTTGTACGCATATACCGAACCCCTGAGAGCCGAGAAAGTGTAGAAGGCCGTTAGAGAAGGTCGTTGTAGTCAAATCTATGTGGTGCAAGTATATTGTATGGCAGAACTGGCTTATAAGCGCAAAGCCAGACTGAGAGGCAAGAACCGCAAGGTTCGTTTCGGTATGGTTTACGACATGAACAACATTCGTGTCGCAGAGAAAGAGGCGCGTAAGGGCAAGGCTTCCCCAAGGAACTACCATAAGGGTGTACGGATATTCGACAGCCGTCCCGATGAGTTCATTAAGGAGATACACGATGCTTTGGAAGCGAGAACCTATCACACCAGCAAACCGACCATTTGCGATCAGTTGTGTCCCTGTGGTAAGGTTCGCCGTCTGACAAAGTTACCATACCAACCAGACCATATCGTTCATCACGCGCTGATGAATGTTGCTTACCCTGTAATGAAGCGGTATTACTACTATGATTCGTATGCCAGTATCTCTGGTAAGGGTATGCACTTCGCTTCCAGGCGCGTAAAGCGGTATATCAGTGAACATGCGAAGGCAGGCAGATTGTATTGGATTAAACGTGATTTCGTGAAGTTCTATCACAACATCAATCAGCAGAAAGCCTTTGACTGCATTTGCAACCTCTTCGGCGATAGCGGCATTCGCTATCTGTTTCACGAGGCTGTTACGGTCTGTGAGCAGGGATTGGGTATAGGTTTGTTTCCTATACAGCCCATAGCCAACCTCTACACATGTGGCGTTTGCCGTGAGGTGATGCGTCGCTTCGAGGTGAGGATATTCGTTTATTGCGATGATATCCTGCTGATTGGTGAGGATAAGAAAGAGGTGTGGAAGGCCAGTAACTTCTTAGAGGAATATGCCAACAGAGTGATGGAGCAGCCACTACATGAGGAAGTGGGGATGCAGGTTATCGATAATGAGCATTTCTGTGACTTTGTGGGCTATCGCTTCTATATGAACCGCATACATCTTCGCAAGCGCATGAAGGGTACATTTATGTGTCGCATGCACAATATCAAGGATCCTATGATTCGCTATCAGGTTGCTACTTCCTATAAGGGATGGCTGATGTACTGTGATGGTTTCTCTTTCTGGTGCCGTGTTATGGGATTGAAATCTTTTAAGGAGCTGATGGTTCCGAAATTTGAGGAAGTGGATGGTGAGGGCAAGCGTATGCTCAAAGGCACACGATGCAGCGCCTCCATCTTCGTAGGTCGTGAGATTATCTTCCGCGATGCCGAGATTGGTGTACGTTCGAAATTCAGCAAGAATGGCAGAGAGAAGAAATCTACGCTCATTCAGGTAGAGGAGCATGGTCAGCTGTTCAAGTTCTTTACAGACAACCAGAAGCTCATCAAGACGATGGAGTATGTGAAGGAGCATGATGGTTTCCCGTTCAAAGGCACGCTGGTGAACATGAATAAGACCGGTGGCCTTCCAGACTACGAGATAGAATAGTATTCACTTTTAAATAATAGCTATTATGACAGAGATTAAGAAAATCGAGTTTAACGAGCAGCCCGCTCTCATCGAGTACGAGGGTGCTCAGGTTCGTATCAATTTCGACGTAGAGACTGGTACGGCAGTGTCTAACAATGGTGCAGAGGGTGGCGAGCAGGAGCCTCGTACCATCTATCTGGCTTACGTTGTGCGTATGGATAATCCGCTCAACGAGGAGCGCGTAAAGGAGGCTGTCATGGCAGCCGGATTCCCTGAGTTCAAGGCCGACGAAGTGGCTGCATTGGTGATGAAGAGCGTGATGGAAGGCTACGGCAACGAGTCTGGCATCCTGGCTTATGCTAAGAAGGCCGTTATCGCCCGCATTAGTCAGTACGACATTAGCGATGCCGTCAATAACTTCACCTTCGATGCTAATGACATGTGGCTCGACCGCGAACTGCGTCAGACCCTTCGTCAGCGTTTCAACGATGAGAAGGAAGAGGGATTGACCCAGACCAACCTCGTGTATGGTGAATTGGTCATCACCCTGCCTATCGACCTGGCTATTAGCCTGATTAAGGATTTGGAGCGTTATGCCCGTCAGTGCTACGACCAGACGGCCCGCCACAAGGCTGCTGTGCTGGCCCTCGACAATGTGGCTGATGTGCTGTCCTACGACTTCACACAGGGCTATCCCCCACAGTTGGATTTCGTCGGCGAGGAATAATCCTAACCTTATTCAAAGGATATGATTTACAGTCTGCTAATCTCATGCCTCCTGGTCATACTCTACGTGGGTGTGACCATTTGGAGGCATAAGCAGCTGCCGGAGAGTATTTCTTCGCTGGTGTATAACCTCCCGAAGCCCTGGCAGTGGGTGTGGATTGTATGGATGTGGGCCGTTACCTTTACGATGGCTCCTGCCTTCATAGAGGCCATGCCCGACAATTTCCGCTTCCTGGCATTCATTACTATTGCCTGTCTGCTGTTCGTGGGTGCAATGCCGCTTGTTAAGAACGAGCGTAACACATTACACAATGTCCTCGGCATTGCTGCCGGTGTGTTCTCACAGATTTGTGTGGTCATTATGTATCTCGACTGGATAACCTTCTGGGGTTTCTTCCTGTTCTTTGCAGGCAGCAGCTATATTCAGCCTGAAGGATGGCTGGGCCGCACGGTCGATGGTAAGAATGTACTTCTCTCAGAGCTTTGCTGTTTTGTCACAGTGATAGGTGCTATCCTAATCATTCTTTTGTAACTCCTAAATTTTGTCTATTATGCCAAATTCAATATCCAACCATTTTGCGATTACGGCACTCCAGGAGGGTATTACCGTACAAGGTTCCCTTCGTATCAACGGATCGCTCTCGCAGAACTTCAATCCCCGTAGTGGCACAGCTGTTCCAGATTGGAAGGGCGATGCCTCTACCCGTCCGTCGCTCTATCCAGTTATTCGTCGTGGCTCGGTATATATGAGTAAAAATCAGATATTCCAGGCTAAGTGGTACTACAACGATATCCAGATTCAGTTTGGTGCTGATGGCAAGTCCACCAACTTCAAGGATTCTGCCAACGACCCGCTCTTCCATTTGGGTACGACGACCGTAGAATTGGGAGGTGTCGATGTCCTGGTAGAGGAACTGACTATTATATCCAACCTCGCTTCTGAGGGTAACACCGACCTCGACAGCATCAGCTATCAGGGTTCTGTCGAACTCAATGGTAAGCAGCTTCAGTTCCCGATGTGTTCGGTTGACGTGAAGATTGCTGAAATGAGTACGCAGGGCTATCTCGGTCTTTTGTCGCCTGAGTCTGCCATTATCTCTGCAAAAACGGGTGCTGGTAGTAGTGTTACCATCAAGGCTTCGCTCTATGATGACAGCGGACGTGCGCCTGCCTCGTGGTTCTGTAAGTGGTACGATGCCGGTACTGGCACTGAGATATCCAACTCTGCTGATAAGAAGCAGTTGACCTTCACAGAGTCCGACGTAACGGATAATCTGGTGATCCGTGTCGATTTCTTCACCGACTCGGCCCATACCAATAAGGTGACTTCTGCCTTTGCCTCTATCGACGATACGCAGGATCCTGAATATCTCTATATCTCGATGAATGGCAGCAACAGCGACTTCAGCGGTCAGCTGTCGCCTGGTGAGAGTGTCATTGTGACGGCATGGGTGGCTACGATGGAGGATTCTACGGCTATCAATACGGCCTACAACACCTTTGGTCTGAAGCTGTATAATGGTAATCAGGGTGAGATATCCGGAGGCCCGTCGATGACAGTCACTAATCATAAGGGATCTGTTACCATCGGCTATGACTTTGTGGCCCAGAACGGCTATAAGATTATGGGTATCGTAACGGCTCAGTAGCACTATTCACTTTTCACTAATCACTTTTCACTTGATAGGATGAATCCGGTTATATCGAATAATTTCGCATTGACGGCCCTGAAGCAAGGTGAGGACGCATTCGTTTGCGACCTCACCAATCAGATGGACGCTGTTCCCGTCGATGCCAATGGTAAGGTTACGTCAAAGACTGATGTGAGCACGACGGCCCGCATTATAAAAGGTGCAGGTATCATTCCGTCGGGTATCACGCCGACACCTGCTGCCTCTATGGTCATTGCTGGTGTCACGCCAACCGTCAATATCGCTGATGGTGAAGTCACTTACACATGGTCTTTTGCAAAAGGTACTACAGTCAGCGATGCCCGTTATGTGAAGAAAATCACGCTCACCTATAACGGACATTCTTACAGTGCCGACTTTACTCTTGTGGCTGATAAATCCGGAGCTACCTATAATCTGCTGCCCTCACTTTCTGAGATACCCTTCGTCCGCGATGATAGTAATGTGCTCATCCCTTCTTCGATGTATGTCTATTGCGGTTATGTTAAGAATCAGGATGGCACGGTTACTACCGTCAATGGTAAGGGTGATAATCAGCATACCAATATCGATAGTCGCTATTATATCTACTATCGTATAAAGAATGCCGATGGCACCTATGGCAGTTATACCCAGATGACCAAGAGTGGTATTCAGGTTAAGAACTCTGATACCTATGCAGCCATAGAGTTTGTGATGTCGTCTGCAACTACCGTTGGTGGTATTGCGGATGCTAATATCATCGATATCGAGGATGTGCCTGTAGTCCGTCAGAATGAGCGTGGCTATGGTATTGTTTGTTCTGTGCAGCGTAATGGATGGACTGAAGCACAGTGGAATACTGATCCTGGTTATGGTGCGATAGGTCATAGTGACACTTTCACTGACACCAGCAGCATTCGTAACGGAGCTCGTAAGGGCGACCTCTTTACGGTCGTTGGTACTGCTACCGATACACACAATGGCCATACGGCTACCTACCGTTGTACTAATGCCTCTGGCAACCTCTCAGGTGTGTGTATCGCCCATCAGATTAGTAAGGCTGGAGATAATACCGCCACCGTACAACTTTTCCGTCGCAGTGCTACGGCCCTGACAGCCAGTGATAAGCCTACCGGCACGTTGACCTATACCTTCTCAACAGGAAAACTCACGGGTGATGGTTTTAACAGTTGGTCTCAGACCGTACCTGCCAATGATGGCAATCCGCTATATATTATTGTGGCCACGGCTTATAGCAGCAGCGATACTGATACCATTGCGGCTAACGAATGGAGCTCGCCTGTCTTGTATAATAAGGATGGTATGCACATTGCACCCGTATTCCTCTATAAGCGTGGTGCAACGGCTCCTGATAAGCCGACAGCAGAACTGACCTACACCTTCTCTACTGGCGCTTTGACTGGTTCTGGTACCAATCCTTTGGCTGGTTGGTCGCAGAATATTCCTTCTACCGATGGTCATCCTTGCTGGGTTATCCAGGCAACAGCTGTTGGTACGGGTACGACCGATAAGATTGCCGCTTCTGAATGGAGTGAGCAGCGTAAACTCGTGGAGGATGGCACTTCGCCTTATGTGGCCGATCTTGACAATGAAATGGACTCAGTAGCTTGTGATGCTGATGGTAAGACTACAAGCGAGCAGTATATTGAGACTAATGTATGTTTCTATAAGGGCAATACCAAGCAGACTATCAAGAGTTCTGGAGGCATTGTCTGTAAGATTGGTAGTTATGAATTGGGGTCTGATTATGCCGCCGAAGGCTCTCCTACTCCAGCAGCTACTTATAAGGCTGTTGTTACTGGTCTTGGTACCACGAATGCAAACGTGAAGATCTATATCAAGTCCGGTACGTCTATAACTTCTACGAATATCACTATTACGGTTAAATCTACCATCGATGGTGCCGACCGTACTGCTGACTTGGTACTGACCATGAATGGAATCCGTCCTGGTGGGAAGGGTGAAAATGCCATCCTTTATAACTTGATGCCCAGCGTCAGTGAAATAAATATCGGGCGCACGGATGCCGGTGGGTATAGTCCTACTACTTTCGAACTGACATGTGGCTATAAGAAGAATAATGGAGGTACGATTACCTCTGTTGAAAACGCAACCTCGCGTATTGATAGTAAGTATTACATTTATTATCGTCGTCGCACTCGTAGCAATCAGACGTGGGAGGGTACTTATTTCCGATATGATTATTATCGCTCTGATAATGATCATTCTCTGACGGCTCTTGATGTTACTACTTACGATGCTGTAGAGTTTATTATTTGTACTGCATCCTCTACTTCTTTCTATGTCTCTAATATCGGTAATTATACCCTTATCGATAAAGAAACGGTTCCCGTTGTATCAGATGGTAAAAAGGGCGATGGTGGTAATGGAGTTAATACCGTCACTCGTTATCGTATGTTTACCATGACTTTTGCTGCTCCAAGTGCTAATGATAGCGGATGGAAAAGCGAAGGTACTTATGATGTAAGTGGATTGAGTAAAACTAATCGTTATCTTTGGCAGAAGAAGGTTACGACCTACACAAAAACGAGTACTGTCGATAATGAGATTAGCCTGATTGCTCAATTTGACGATGGCGTACAGCCAAATCTTTTGGAAGATACGGCTTTCAATTCTGATGGTGAGCTGGATGCCTGGACGGTTCGGAATCAGTTGTCACCTTCTGGTACTCCGGATTATACGCCTGGTGTTAAAACCGGTTCAAATGCAAAGGATGGTGTTAATTCTTATTATGACCGCACAGCTTATGGTTCCAGCACTATTCAGTATAAGGAGGTATTGCAACAGGATATTTGGGATTATTCCGGTGTAAGGAAGATTGATTATAGCGATTGGTACACATTCTCTTTCTGGGCCAAAGGTACATCGGCCACTTTGCTTAATACCTACATCTATCCTTATTGTGTCGATCCTAACCAGGGTCTCTATATCAATGGGATTAGGATTACAGGCGAATATTCCAACAGCGATTTCAGCGTGACTGGTGTGGCTTCTGATTGTTGTGTTAGTTGGAAACTATCTTCTTCCTGGAAGAAATTTACAGTGACCTTCCGCACAAGATCATCGTTCTACAATAGTGGTTATAGTACCCAAAAGGTTTTGTTCCGTTTGCTGCCAGCAGGAACTTCAGATAACTACTGTTATATCTGCATGCCTAAGTTGGAGCGTAATACCATGGCTACGGCATGGTTGGAGCATACCAACGACCGTATGGCAGATGACATCCAGCATGTGTATGTTGGTAATTGGGAAAGTGGTACTACCTATTTCTATGGTGGTGGTACTGGTGTTCGTCATGTAGTCCGTGCAAAATCGGATGCTTCTGGTACTATGACTTACTGGCGCATGAAGCAACGTACTACGAGTGCAGGATATACTTCTACTACACAGCCTTATAACGACACGAACCATTGGGAGAAAGCGAACTATCTGAAGTTCGTCGCTACGGATTTATTATTGGCTGAAGAGATTATTGTAGAGAACCTTATTCCTACTCAGATAAAGAGTAAAAATAACAACTTTGTGGTTGATGCTGATGGTAATGTGACTGCTAACGCCGGTACGTTCAATAATATCACGGTTCAAAGTGGAACTATAGCGGGATTTAAAGTTAGTGGTACTGGTTTGACCAACGACCCGTTTACGAATGATGCCTACGTTATATTCCGTAACGATGCACGTAATGCTTTTGCTGGTATTGGTGGTAATGTTCTGCCTGCTTCCTCCGGTTTACGTGCGGTTGCTCGCTTTGAGAATGAGGATCAGAATAACTATTGGGGCCTGGGCGCGAACTATGCCATGATCCTGTCTGCAAAGAATGCAGATAGAAACTATGCTTATGCTGGTACTGGTCATGGTGTGTTGAACGGTCACATTGTGGGCCATCAGCTGAACGATTTTACACCGTCAAGTTCTGTGAATACTATTGATCCGAATAAGGGTAAATATGTGTTGGTAAGAGGTACTTACGGTACATGCTATCTGCCTACTTTGTCTCAATGTCGTACTTTCCTTGGTGTTAGTAATTCGACGAAGTTCGCATTTGATTTGTATATCGTTGGTGCTCCAGGTGCTTCTTTTACTTTGTATGGCTATCGCAGTTCATCGTATGGTGCCAACTGTCCTCACATGAGGAATCCGGATTCTGATCAGGATATGACTGGTGGCTTAGATATGGCACAGGCAGACACATGCCATTTGCTTATTACTTACGATGGCACCAACTTCTACGCATATATCATGGGACATTTGGATTAATTTAAACGATACGATTATGAAGATTAATTTTGATGAAGTGATGATTTTCTCTGATGTGGCCAGAACACATGGAGAGATTAAGAGTATTAGAAAATCATTTGCCGACTTTATCTATACACAGCAGAGTGGTGTGTTGGCCCGTGCTCTTGCTAATAAGATTTTCAAGGGTAATAGCGAAACGGAATATACACCGGAGGAGGTTGAACTCATAAAGATGTATAGTTGTGACCTTCCTCCATGTTATATCGATGCCTTTGCTGAAATGTTGGCTGATCCTGAACCGGAAAATAAGGAGGAATAGGTATGAAGTTCATTTATAACAATATCATCCCGTTCAAGGGATATAAGGCAATGTGCATAGGTAATCTGTGCTTTGTCCGTAAGAATGCTGTGATGTATGATTACAATATCCGTCACGAAATGATTCATTCTCTCCAATGGAAGGAATGTCTCTATATTTTCTTTCTTCCTATCTATATCCTGTCGTTTGTCTGGCAATTCCTGAAACGATGGAAATGGCATGATGCCTATCGTAATGTCTGCTTTGAGCGCGAAGCCTATGCTCATGCTCACGAAGTGGACTATCTCGAAAAGCGTAAACCGTTCGCCTGGTTGAAGAGACAATAATTTCCCCCGATAACCCCTAAAATCCCCGATTATGGATAATATTCAGGTTTTCAATCATCCGCAGTTTGGTGAAATTCGCACAGCAGGGTCATTCGACAATCCGGAGTTCTGCGCGATGGATCTTTGTCGTGCGCTGGGCTATAAGAATGGGCGTGATGCACTTGCTAAACATGTTGATGACCCCGACGTAGCAAAACGCGACATAGGGGTGGTAACGGGCAAAAAGGCCGACGGTACAGATGCCGTGCAGGTCGTGTCGGTTTCGTTTGTCAATGAATCTGGAATGTATTCTTTGGTTCTCGGTTCAACGTTACCGCAAGCCAAACAGTTCAAACGCTGGATTACGTCTGATGTGCTGCCTGCCATTCGTCGTACTGGCTCCTACTCCATCGAGCAACTGTCGCGCAAGCAGCTGGCGATGATGGTAGTCCAGGCAGAGGAAGAAAAGGAGCGTTTGGAACTGGTGAACAAACAACAGCAACAACAGTTGGAAGATCAGCGTCCGAAGGTGGTCTTTGCAGATGCCGTCATTGGCAGTAAGACGAACATCCTCGTGCGAGATATGGCCAAACTCCTTCAGCAGAATGGTTATGATATTGGCGAGAAGCGTCTCTATTGTTGGCTCCGCGATAACAAGTATCTCACGCTCTCTAACATGCCGATGCAGCGGTACTCTGAAATGGGCCTGTTCTTTGTCGATGAAGGCGTGCATTCAGAGAATGGCGAAATGGCCAGTCACTTTGTTACGAAGGTTACGCCCAAGGGACAGCAGTACTTCATCAATAAGTTCCTTCATAATTAATTCATAACTTCATAAATTCATCAATCTATGAAACAAACAATGATTATTCTCGGTACGCCGCACTTGCTCAGTACACCAGGCAAGTGTGCGCCTGATGGTTCCATCCGCGAGGCAGTCTATTGCCGTGAGAGGATCCAAGGCATAGCAGCTAAGTTACGCAGTTACGGTTACAATGTCGTCATCGATTATGAGGATGGCTATCTGCCTCAGAACCTTCAGACGAAGGATGTCAAACTCGAACAGTCGCGTGAGCTCTCCATGCGCTGCCGTCTGGTCAACGACCTGTGCCGTCAGTATGATTGCATCTACGTGAGCGTCCACCTCAATGCCGCTGGTGCTGATGGCAAGTGGCATGGTGCCGGTGGATGGGCTGCCTATACGTCGCCTGGTAAGACGAAGGCCGACAACCTCGCTGAATGTCTCTACGATGCTGCCATCACCAACCTTCGCGAGTATGTGCAGATTGTCAGCAACGGTAAACTGCGTGGCGAGTACGGACAGAACCAGACACCTATCCGCATGGATAAGAGCGATGGCGATCGTGACTACGAAGCCAACCTCTACGTGCTCACCCATACCTACTGTCCCGCAGTCCTGACGGAAAACCTTTTCCAGGATAACAAGCGCGACGTGGAGTTTCTATTGTCCGATGTTGGTAAACATGCCATCGAACGCCTCCATGTCGAAGGCATCCTGAAGTACCTCCAGAAGTAAAATATCGGGCTTTCGTATTTGAAATTGTCACGACCTTATGGCCGTGACTTTTTAATTTTGTGGCAAATAAAACGTTTTATATTATGCTTATATCCACTACCGAAGAGCTCCGTCTCTATTCTCCGGCAAATGCTATTGATCACATCGATTCCATTATGGGTTTTCTCGATAGTAGCGAACAGGACTTCCTCTTAGAGAAGTTGGGTCAGCCACTCTATGACTCTCTCGTGGAGTATTACCAGACGCTCCGCAGTGGCGATGATGGTATCTCTGAGTTCATTAAGCAAGTGACCGACGGCGCTACACTCCCACCCTACGCCCGTCTGCTGACTGTTGCCCAGCGTGTCGTCACTTTTGATGCTTTGGGCCGAAGCGTCAATATCCAGGCAGTCAGCGTCAATGGCTCTGGTGTGAACATGGCCACGGCTGATGACTACGGCAAGGCCGACCGCGATGCCGTGCGCGACTATAAAACCACTTGCATCACGGAGGCCCATGCTGCCGTTAATCGTCTGTTGGTGCTCCTGGAACAGTGGACGAAGGATGTCGCTGCCATGCCCGACCAGTCGCCCGATCCGTCGCCTGATGATGCCGACTCCCCAGAAGCTGTTGCCGCTGCCGAGAAAAAAGAGATCGCCGAGAAGTGGAAGGAAAGCCGTTTCTTCTACCTCGCAGCCGGTCTCGCCATCCCCTCTGCCACGGTGCTTCAGGAATATCTCGATATCTACGACTCTCGCGAGAAGTTCATTCAGATGCTCCCTGACCTCCGCACCATTCAGGAGGATGTCTTAGGCCCTATCTTTGGTGAGGACTTCATCGACTATCTCATAGAGGTGGCTACTAAGGGCACCGATGATAAATTGATGAATCGATTAATTCATAAATTGCGCAAATGTGTGGCCCGTCACCTCGAAGAGCGTACCAAGGTTATCAAGGTCGATGATGCCCGTCGCACGGCTGCCCACAATGAGGCTGTGCGATGTGTGACCGACCTCTCAGAGTATCTTCAGACGCATCAGCCCGACCTCGACGAAAAGGCTCTGGCTGCCTTCAAAGATTCACCTCTCTATGTGGCTCCTACTACTCCCGATGCGTCAGCGTCGGGTGATGACTACGAACCTGAGTTCCAAAACAACGCCGAAGGCTCTGTGATGTTCGTCACCCCTGCATTGTCTTAATTTTCAATTTTCAATTTTCAATTTTCAATTATCAATTTGAAAAATGACCCAAGCCCAGCCCACTAACTATTGGGTGTCGCCCAGCGCCCTTTTCATCCAGCTCAACGCTGCCGGTGATCGTAACTACATCCATGCCAACTGCGCCAGCGGTTCCATGGTGATGTGCTACATGAAGGGTATCACTGGCTTGGAGTATGATAATGCCCACAATTACCGCCGTTGGCCGCTCATAGCCTCGCCGACGGTGTTCCACGATAACAATAAGCGCTGGGTCTATATCGCCATTCCTAAGAGCAACGCTGCCGATGCTCAGGCTCAGGTGGTGTTCTCGCCACAGGAAATCGACCTTTACGGACAGAACGAAGGTGGTGATCAGATAGGCCCCGCTGATTTCTATTACATCTATACGCAGGGTATTATCTCTGCTTCCTCTGATGGTGGTGTACTCAGAGACCGCACATGGGAACAGCAGTTCAACAATGGTTCGCTGGCTTCCGACGAAGCCATTGCCTCCGGAGGCGAAGGCTCATGGTGGGAGTACAACGCTACCACCAATATGGTGAAGTTCCTCAAAACCATTTCCGAGGCTGTCTTTGAGAAACTGACCGCATCGTGGGCCTCTATCACTACTCTCGTACTTGGTGGTAAGACGCTGAAGTTCGTGGCAGGCGATGACACCGCCGAGGATGCCGAGGATGCCGTTGTTACTCCAAAATGGGCTGGTACGCGCTATCTCTCGCGCACTCATGATGACACCGCTCAGGGTGCCATTACCATTCTGAAGGCCGTTACCGTCGGCAACTTCGAGAAAGATATTCAGGTAGGCATCGGTTCGCGTGATGGTGCCCGCATCCTGCCCGATGGTACCATTATTGCCCGCTCGCTCGAACTGTCGCAATCGCTGTCAGTTCCCACCATCAAATACAACCAGATTGAAGTGCTCTCTGGTACCCGTTGGGACTCTGCGGGTAAGGGCCGCGTGAAGGAGATTATCGATGTCAATCAGGCCAACCATACCTGCCAGTTCGTGCTCGATCTGAACGATGGTGAACCTGGTGAGTTTATCATTGGCGATATCCTGCGTGGCTTCTGGTCGAATATGGACGGCTCGAAGAATGCCACTGCCAACAGCGACGACCATCACGGTAACATCCAGCGTGCAGGCTTCATGTCTATCTACTGCCGTGTGCAGGCCGTAGGCGACGTGGTGGAGCGCGTCATTGATGATACCACCTATTACATTGCTAAGGATGCCCGCTATTCTCCCATGGAGGGCGATAAGATCTATCAGAATGGTCTTGTTACCGTTGTGATGCGTAAGTTCAATACCGCTGAAGGTGAACCAGAAGTATGGTCGCCAGCACCCGAACAGTGGAGTGTGCTCAGTGTCTCTGGTTCGTTCGACAACAATCATCCGGAGCGTCAGGCATTCTTCGTCTATACCACTACTTATATGGCTCGCTTCCAGGGTGTCAACACCTGGGAATGGGAGGATCATTGCTTTATGGGAGGTTGGGGCGACCTCACCGGCTTCACCATGCTTGTGACCGACGATGAAGGCCAGACCATCCACCGTAAGGAGTTCAATGGTGAGTCGTTTGTTACAAAGGATGCCTATATCTATGGTGTCATCGAACAACTCACCCGTTTCTCTGATAAGGTGGAAATCGTACTGTCTATTCCTGATGGTACCATTGCCGAGGATGAACAGATACGTGCCGACTTCGTGCTGAAGGATGTCAGTGGTCAGGTCATCCAGTCTGGTTATCAGATGACCATTACCCGTCAGTCTGGCAACTCTGCTGCCGATGCCGCATGGGATGCAGCTATGGCCCAACAATATCCCGATGGCATTCCGTCGGCGCTCTACTTCCACTACTCCGATGTGCCTGAGCTGGGTGCCGTCTTTGTCGTGGCTGCCTCGCGCACCATCCATACCGAGGATGGCGACCAGGTATATACCACATCTGCTTCGTTCCTGTTGACCCGTGCTGTCATCCATGAGGTGTTTATGGGCGAATGGGATCCGACGGTCACGTACACCCGCACCTCTCGCGCCTATCCTACGATTACTTATGGTGGTTGCAAGTGGTATCTCAATGCCAACTCCAGCACCAACAATGAACCTTATCCTGGCTCATCTGTCTGGAAGATGCTCTATGGTGTGGCCGATCTTACCATCCGTTTCTACGATGCCAACGCCCAACTCATCACCACCTCCGCACAGATACCAGGACAGGTTGATCTCTACCTCGATCCGCGTCTGTTCTGTGGTAACTTCGACATTACTTCGCAACTCACCGACTCCGATTGGGCGTGGGAGCGTTACACCGGCAATTATGGCGAAGAAACTGATACCCGCACGGCTGCCGACAAACAGAGTGACCAGGGATGGCGTAATGCCCACTGGCCTGAGCAGCCTATGACGCGCACCATTCGCATCCGCAATGCTGATATGCCTCCCACCTGGCCTATGTGTGCTAAGGTGAACTTCATCGTCACCGCCACCTACGACGGTCTCGAAATTCCCAATATCGTTTCATTCTAATTCGTGTAATTCGTGGTAAAAAATATGGAAAAGCAATATTTCATTCGATTTCAAGAATTGTGTATAGATATTCTCTCGCAGAGCGATAACTGCCAGGA